GCTGCCGCTTCTACCTTATCTGCAACTATCTCAACTGTAATAGGAGTGGTTGCTGTGGCGGTATCTGAAGAAGGATTAGCTGGAGTTACTTGAACTGTTGGCTCATCAGCATTTGCTATGCTTGGCCCAAAAAGGAAAAGCCAGCCGATTATAAAAAGGCTGGTTAAAAAGTACTTAAACTTTCTAGTCAATCAGGATCTCCTAAGTAATGCAATACTTTTGCTTACTTAGATATTATAGCAGAATGTTAGTTTAAATTACTTAACATTATCTGTTTTGTAAAATCCGTTACCCTTAAACTGTATGCCAAATGATCCATAATGTCTTTGTAATCTTCTACCACATTCGTTACATAGATAATTAGGTTCTATAGAATTTATTGATCTTTCTTTTGGAACAATACTGTCTGGTAAACACTCACACTTGTATTCATATATAGGCATTACTTACCGCTCTTTTTTCTTTTTTCAGCTAAAGCCTCAAAGTCTTTGACTTTAGTTTTTCCCATGTATCCCCACGCATATCCATCTTCAATCATCTGTTCATTTAAAGACTTTGTGTTGTTGTCAACGTAAACCCATCCTAGAATACGACCATACTTCTCAGAGCTGTCTGGCTTTTCTGTTTTTACAACAATGTCTTTAGCATCTTTGAACTTAGACTTAAGATACTCTTTTGACTCTAAGCCTAATATTTTCTCAAGCTTGTCTGTTGTTCTAGATTCTGGTGTGTCAATGCCTGCTAGTCTAAGTCTTTGAGAATATGAAATGCTGAATCCAAGATCAATGTCAACATCAATAGTGTCTCCGTCCACTATCTTTGTTACCTGCTTAACTCTGTATTCAAACATATCTCTCCCTTAATTTAAATGAGCAGTTTTTTACAGTCATGCTCAGGACTATACCAGTTATTTATAGTCGCTGTCTCCCCCGACTATCCTGGGCAGCGATGCCCGCATCTGCGACTCCCCAGTGACGGGGTGCAGATATCTATTATACTATTTATTTGATCTTGATAGTCTTAGGCTTTTTCTCTTCTGGCAGAATGCGTACAATATCAATTTTAAGCATTCCATCCTTTAGTTCCGCAGCCTTTACTTCCATATATTCACCAAGAGCCCACTCACGAGTAAATTTACGGGCAGCAATTCCACGGTGAATAAACTTCGAATCGTTATCCTCCGTCTTCAATTCTCCCTTTACTGTAAGCTTGCCGTCTGCTGTTGATACATCAATATCTGTTTTACCAAATCCAGCGACTGCTAGTTCGACAACAAAGTTGTCTTCGTCTACCTTGATTACGTTATATGGTGGATAGTTAGTTGCACTTGATACTGTTTGAGCATGGCTCCATGTATCTAAAGCTCTATCAAATCCAATAAAAAAAGGATCTTTAAAAAGATCCCATGTATATGTTGTTACCATTTTATTCCTCCTTCAAGCGAATAAGTTAATTTATAGGACCCCTTAAGGGCATCCTGTAATAATTATATCATAATTTTTAATCGTTTGGAATGTCCCTAAATGTAGTAGGGTCTATTTCTATCATGCCCATTTCTTTAGCCAACTTTTGTCCCTCTGGACTCAAATGTATTGTTGCTTGCAAATCTTCATCGTACTCAATTTCTGCAAGTCCAGCCTCGTACAAATTTATTAAAGACTTATCAACATAGTCAACGTGAGACTGCCATAACTCAGGGGCGTACTCCTTAGCCATTTCTTGGTCTATAGAATAAATAAGTTCGCCATTCTCATCCATACCCTCTAGATTAACAACTCCTATTTCTAAATAGTAAGCAAGAACCTCGTCGCCGTCTTTATCTTCAAGACTCATTTATGGTTCCGTCCTCATTCTTATCTATAGTTGTTTCCACTATTTGCTGAACGTATTCAGAAAAATGCTTTCTAATGCTTCCCATTGGTCTGGAGCCAGAAGACTTCCATATTCTTTTATATTCTATAACATTAGAAAATGTTGTAGGACATAGCAGGGTGCCATTGTATTCTTTTAAAACTGTAGGAAGAGGCACATGCTTGCCACAACACTTACATTCTTTTGCTCTTTCTTGATATATACTCATACTATTTCCATTCCGTCTAATACATCTGATAAGTTTTTAGGCATCCTCGGTGGTCTTATCATGTTCATTACTATTTCATCTTCTTCTTTTTCTCTATCCCACTTCAAAGAGCTGTAGGTATGTATGTCTATCTCTTCGTTATTTTGTGGCCTGCTTCTACTAATTGCGTTATATACAGAACCGCAAACGGCATCAGCTAAGTCTTTAGATCCTTTTCGTGGGTGATCAACCCTGTCTCTCATAATTTTTAATTGAAGCAATTCATCTATAAGTAATTTAATTGCAGGTCCGCTCAATCTATCTTCTGCAACAACCATGGCCATGTCATCGTAATGTTTCTTTGCAACTGATAATGTTTCTGTGTTAATACCATATTGTTTTAACTGCTGCATCATGTCGTGTGAGTTCCATCGGTCAAATGTGCAGACACGAATTTTAAAACCTTTTGTTCTAAGAGATAGAATGTAATCTTTAACTTCTGTAAAGTCTACAGATTTATCTGGAGTAGGAGTCCAATATCTAACTGCATCAACTTCTACAATCGGGGCGGGCTGTGAGTATGTATCTGTTACTTTTACATTTACCCATTTTTGTACATGCGCCATAGCAACAGCACAATGGTCATGCTTTTGTGCAAGGTCTACGTGCAAAAAATATTCCTTGTCTGGATCTGGCGCAAACCAATTTTCAAATCTTCCAAACTCATCTACCGCTAATGACATATTGCTAAATGCTTTTTCAATTTTTTCACGAGACTTAAAGAACGCATCAATTGCTTCTGATGGCATGCAGGCAAATCTTCCTAGGGCATCTGGGGCATTTTTATAGAAAGCAACCTTAAAGTCATTTATGCTCCGTGTAGGATTTATATCCCATGTCGGTCTACGCAAAGCATACATCCTAGGATACTTGTAGGATAAGATGTGATCTTCTTCCCACTCAATATCAAACTCATTGCCTTCTGTGCCGTCTGGCAGGGTATCATCTAGTTTAAAATGATGTGTTCTAGTTACTGTTTCTTTTTCAGCTACTACGTCGTCGTATCTTTGTTGTATATAGTCATTCTTATATCTTGGGAATGATAGCAGAATAACCTTTCCATAGTCTGGAAAACGTGAGTCTACAGAGGCACGATACATTTCATATATAAGACTTCCCGTCTTTGCTTGCTCATGGCCAGTGGTATTCTCTACACTGAAGCCAGAAATTTCGTCAAGGATAACTACGATTACGTTATACCCTTCCCATGCTTCACGCTCTGAGTGACCTGAGTGTACTGTAATGTTTTTATTAAATTTAATTTCAGAAGCTTTTTCTGTGTACTTTCCAACAAACCACGGGGCTTTATCGATGCGTGTTCTAAACCCTTTAAAGAAAACATTGTTTGCTTGCTGTGCGTTAATAGCAATATTAATAATATCAATTGAGTCTCCAGGAGGCTTTCCATAATATGATGCTGGATCTTTAAGGCACAATAGTAAATATACTATATAGGCAACTGATATAGTTGAGCAGTAATCTTTTCCAGACCCTTTACCTAGCTGAGCAACAACCTCATTGGCTGTTTGCTTAAACATTCTAACGCCCTCTTCTTCACCAAAAAGTTTAACAAGGGTGGACTCTTTATAAATTTGTGAACTCTTTTCAATAAGAGTATATTGATATTCAGATAATGGTGGAAGGCCTAAATACTCTGGGCTCTGGACAAATGTTCTTAGATCTACTGGGCGTTCATCAAACTCTTCGCCATCCAGCATATCAATTAAATCATTAAAATTAAGATCCACTAACTTCCTCTATAATCTCTATAGGCTCTACCACTCCAGTAATCTGTGATAAGCGCTTTGCAACATCCATCTTACATTTAGGACATGAGGCTGTAACTTCTTTTAATATTTTAACAAGGATATCTTGCTTACGTTCTGTTTCTGCGATTTGATTTGCCAACTCAGCATTATCAAGTAAGCCAACTTCTTGAAGCATTCCAATTCTTTTACCTTCAATATCGGCAATAAGCTTTAGTGCTCCTGATTTAACATTTAGTTGTCCCGCCTGATCTGCGTCTTCAACGGTTTTCCATGCCTCTTTGATGAGCATAGCGTAGTGTTGGTCTGCTCCAGAGATAGCCTCTTTAGCCCTCTCACGAGCCGCTGTGTCGTTGTGTACAACGCTCTTCCACTCATCTATCAACTCGACCACTTCGGCTCTCTTAAAGCCCGTGACGGTTGCAATTTGGGTTGGGTTGTTTCCCTTGAGCAGTTCTGAGACTACCACGTTCATGCGATCAAAATGATCGGCTAATTCAATTTCGGACATATATTAGAGTATACTCTTAGTCGACTAAAAAATCAACTAGATTTAGCTATTTTATATAGAACTAAATACCCTATAAGGTCATCTATATCGTTATCTCCAGCAAATCCTTGGTTATTCTTTACTCTATTTAATTTATCATCTATTCTAACCTTTAATTGTTCTGTTGAATCCGCCGTTGAAAATATTCTGGCTGGCTCCAAAGCTGAGTTACCGTATGATATATTTTTATCAATTAGCATATGTGCAATTTCAAGGCATGTATTTAATATTTTATTGCCTGCTGGTGCTCCTACTGCATGTAAGTACAAGTCTTCATATCTAAATACATCTGTGTCTTTATATACTGGTCTTAACATTTATCCGCCTTTTATTCGTGAATATGTTCTGGGCGAACATAATCTGGATTCTTACGTACCCAAACTTGCCATCCCTTTTCGATAACAGTTAGGTGTTCTGAATACATGCTTACAAACATATCAATTGCTGGTCCTGGATTGTACTGAGATCCTCGTGGATGCGTCCATCCATAATCATCAATAGCCATAATTCCGCCTGGCTTTAAAAGTTCCCACGAAAGCAAAGCGTCCATTAGGAATGCCTGGGGCATATGGTCTCCATCAATATAGATAAAGTCATACTGCTTAGAACGATTCTTCATAAGCCACTCATCACTGTATGCCTTATATTTAATAAGTTGATCCTTAAATGGTTCAAGTTGTTGATCGAATGCCGACTCTACGTCTGAGAAATCAAATGCCTCGTGGACAATGTTTCCATTCCATGGATCAACACATGTTAGCTCTGATGTTTTATCAGTAAGGATGTTTTCAATAGTCCATGCTGCACTGTTTCCACAAAACGAACCTATCTCTAAAAATTTAAGATTTGGCTTACCTCTAAACTCATTTAGTAGTCTATTAAAATCATCTTGAGTTTTATTTCCTAGAAACCAATTTGGTAACTTGTCTGCTAATTCTCTGCTCATTTTGTTCTCTTTTCTGGCACTGGATGGCCTGTTTCTTTTTCTTGAAAGGTTGATAATATATTATACAATTTACATCCTTTTTCTGCAATAGGGCTAAGGGTATATGATTTAAATACCTCTGGCTGCCTATAAATATACCAATCTATTGGCATAGTTATTCCATTAATTAAACACAAATTAAGCATTTTTTCTGCAGATTTTTTATTTAATATATAGCAAAGCATGGACCAGTCTTGATAGGCTGGTACTATTTCAGAATGACCGTGTTTATCTTGGAACCTAACAAATTGATTTTCGTGTACGAAATAGCTAAACACTTCCCAATCTTCAGGCATAATACTAATGTAATAATCTAAAAGCTCTATAAACCTTTCTTGATTTGGAACATCAATATCGTCTTCCATTAGCATGAGATACTCTTTATCTGTTTTTAAGAAATTTTTAATTGCTAGTAAGTTGCTTGCCCATATACCCAGCTCTCCCCACTTAAACTCACGCTGAGTTTTAATAAGATTATACTTTTCATTAAAATCAAAATACTGGTCTTCGTTGCTAATTAATACAGAATCGGTATTCAGTCTATCCATTTTTATAGAAAGAAAATCATCTAACCTTTTAAAAAGTTCCGATCTTTGTTTGTGCGACTCACCATATCCTGGAATGTGAAAAATTTTATAACAAAACTTGTTGAGGTTCATCGTTTTTTAATTAACTGAAATTTCTCTAGATATCTCTGTATAGTCATAGCAGAGACCTTACACTCATCGGCAATTTCTGTCACCGTCTTCTTTTGAACAACATACCTTCTGTATAGCCAAGTCTGGCTTTGATATAGCTTCATCGTTCCGTCAACACTTTGTTAGCATA